TTTCGAATCTTACCATTACTAGGATCTCCTTCTTCTCTTTGATAAGGTTTATCCCAACCATCACAATGCCAGTCATAATATTGATTGTGTTTATATTTTGTAAATTGACAAGACTCGGATCTTTCCCAATCAAAATTCCAACCAGCATTTTTATTAGCTTCGTGAACATATGGGTGTAATTCTTTATATATCCAAGTATCATTTAACCATACTAAATCAGAGTTTCTTTTTCTTTTTAAATCTAATACTTCTTGTTTGTTTAATTTTCTATCACCATAACCACCCGTTCTAGCCATAACTTCTTTTTGTGAATTTGCATAAGCTATTACATCATCACAAAACTTTGGTGTTAAAGCTGCGGGAAAATGCCAATAGTAATTAGATATATTCATATAACTATTTCAAACCATCCTGTTGCAATATATTTTTCTTGGGTAGGTGATACTATACCTTGATGTGGATGTGTAAAATCAGCGGGCCAAATATAAAGATCTCCTTTTATAGCGGAGAGAGTTATGTTTTGAAAAACAAATCTTGTACCCCCTTCATCTGTAACTGTATTTAAATACAACATATAAACTAATTGTCTATGTGGTTTAGTGTAGGATCTTTCATAATGCAAAGCTGGGTATCCTTCATTTGGTTTATAGTATTGGATATTGTTAAGTTCCGCAGTTCTTACACTTTCGTGTAAATAATATTTGTCTGAATATTCTTGTATAAATTTGTTTAGGTGTTTAAAAAAACTTACAATTTTTTTATCTTTAGAACTATTTATAAAAGCTACGTCTGTAGATTTTTTAGAATTTTTATTTGTTTTATCTAAAGTATAACCAAAAAGTTTATACTCTTTATTCTTTTTAAAATAACTAATTAAACCATCACACACACTAGATGGTACTTTATATTTTTCAATAAAACTAGATGTAATCATAGGTTATTGTTTGTACAAAGTTTAATGAATCTTTTTGATTGTTAGTTAAGTAATACATATTAGTAGATGGAAACATAATAAATTGATTGTTTGTAAGTGGTATATCCCAGCTTCTACCTTTACGTCTATTGTCTTCGTAATATATTCGAACATTACAATCCTTTACTTTTACACCATATAATAATGTAAAGTCTGGAGAGTTACGTAAATCTACTGGATCAATGTTAAGTAATGGAATTGTAGTTTCGCCGGGTTTATATATATTTCCCCACGTTTCTTTGTTAACCAAATTAATATTATATTCTACATTTATATGATCTCTTATAAATGTATTCAACATATCCCAAGTTTTTGAAAATGGAAAATCTTTGTTTTGAATTACTGATTGTAAAATGTCGCCTGATAATTTATCTCGGTCAATGTCCCAATCTTTAGGCATTGCTACATCACCAAAATATAGAGCTTGCTCTGTTAATACTTTCTTCTGCATACCACCACCATTTTTAATTTATGCTAAATCGTTTGTCAAGTCCCAAGATTGATTAGCTTCATTCCAGACGTAATGCCACCTATGAGTTGCAGGTGTGTTTTCATCTGCAGGTGTATTTTGTGCTTCTTGTTCTGCAGTTAATGCTGGAGCATCACCGAGTGGTGATTGCCAATTAGCAGTTGTAGTATTTTTTACCCAAGAAGCATATGGTTTTTTAGGCCAAAAAATATTATTATCTTCATCCCATTCATAACCTATACCTGCGTAATTACCTCTAAAAGGTGTTCCGCCATCTTTATGTGTATTACCTGATGTATTGTATGATGTTTGAATCCACATTTGTGCAGGCCAATTATTGTGTTGTTCTAAATATTGTTGACCTACTAATTCATCTTCAACACCATCAGCGTTAAGCATATCAGAATTATTCAAAGTTAATACTTGAATAACTTTACTGTTAGCTCCTAGTTTTGCAAAATGTGCCATAATGTTTCTCCTTATATATTAATTTTAATTATCATTCAACTACTGAAATTTATACCTTATTACTACTATACCTGAACCGCCTGCACTACCATTAGTGCATTTATTACCATCACCGCCAGTTCCAGTATTAGCTGCTCCTGCACATGAACGAACGACAGCACCACCTGTACTATATGTGACTGGTGAAGCTGTTATACTGGTTGTAGCACCAGCACCACCTGGATGAGTAGCACCACCTGGAGTTTGAGATCCAGCTACTGTTGCTCCGCCACCTGATCCTCCTTTACCAGTAGTTTGTGCACCTGGTCCACCATTTTGCCCTTGTGGAGGTGAAACTGGAGGTTGATTACCACCGCCGCCTCCTGCAGGTGCTGAATTTGAACTACCTGATCCTCCACCTGATCCTCCGTCTAATCCACTTCTGTTTGTTCCTGGATTTGATCCGGCACCGCCACCGCCTCCTCCAGCAGATGTAATTGTTGAAAAAGTTGATACAACACCACTTGTTCCAGCTGAATATGTTGAAGTACCTGCCGCTCCTCCGCTACCAACTGCAATTGGAAAACCTGTAGCTGTAACTGTTATTGCTCCAGCACCTTCAAGAGGACTAGCTGTGTATGGAGTAACAGGAGATTTGTCTTCTCTAAATCCACCACCACCTCCACCTCCAGCTGGATGTCCAGCTCCAGGTTCACCATCACCTCCGCCACCACCTCCGGCGACTACTAAATAAGAAACTTGATTATTAGCGGCACAAGTAGCTACTGAACAAACTGTAAAAGTTCCTGGCCCTGTGAATGTATGAATTTTGTCATTACTAGATGTTGTAATCGTACCACCTGTTGCTGTTATAAAAGATTGACCTGTTACTGAATTAGATGTTTCTTGTACATTTATCCAACCTTCTGTTCCATCAACATATACAAAAGTTGCTGTTTGTCCTTCAGTAGATAATGTTGCGTTCTCTGCAACTCCACCAATTTTTTCTGAACCATTTGGACTAATTGTTAAAGCATTTGTTTGAAAAGTTCTTGTGTAATCTGAAACTGAAACTATAGCACCTGCTGATCCAGCAGGAAGATTTACTGTAAATGCACCGCCTGATGTATTACAAAAATATCCCTCTCCGTTAGCTGCTGTAAATGTGGCTGTTTTAATTGAGCTTGTTTGCCAATCAACAGTCCCTGTTCTACCAAAACCTGTCTGCGTTCCGTTGTTAGTGATTGTTGCACCAGCAGGAATTGTAATAGTGTCACCACTATCTCCTAACTGGACTGTACCACAATTTGTTCTTGGACTAATTTTATTTACTTTTACTTCACTCATAATTATTGAAATTTGTACCTTATTATTACTATACCAGAGCCACCATTTCCACCAGTTCCTGATGGTCTTCCAAAAGCAGCACCGCCGCCACCAGTATTATCGGTACCATTTAAAGGTGATGGTCCACCACCTCCTCCAGTTCCACCGGCTCCGACTGTGTTATTACCTGGAACATTACCTGCACCGCCGCCACCACCAGCTCTTGCCACAGGAGATCCAGATATAGAAGTTGTTGCTCCAGCCCCTCCAGCTCCAACACCACCAGTACTTCCCGCTGTACCTACAGCAGTTGCACCGCCGCCACCTCCGCCGCCTCTTGGGTTACCACCACAGTTGGCTCCTTGTCCACCATTACTTCCTTGAGGGGGACTAACAGGAGGAGTGTTTCCAGCACCTCCAGCATTTTGTGGAGCAGGTTCAGCAGATCCACCACCACCTGAACCTCCAGTATTTCCTTCGGCTCCAGTTCCAGCGCCACCACCAGTAGATGTTATTGTAGAAAAAGTTGAAGGATTTCCATTGTTACTATTTGCAGCACCTCCTGCTCCTACTACTATAGGGTAAGAACCTGGAGAAGTTGAAGCTGTTAAACCTCCAGCTGGCGCTGCAAGGGGACTTGCTGCCCACGCTGCAGGACTAGGCACAGATTCTCTAAAACCACCGGCTCCGGCTCCAGAAAATTCACCTGATGCTCCTCCTCCACCAGCTACTACTAAATAATCTAATTTGTTTGATCCACACGCATTACCTGCACAAGTAACTGTAAAAGTTCCAGGGCCTGTAAAAGTATGAATTTTATAATTTCCACAAGTAGCTGTTGTGTTTCCTCCTGATGCCGCTACAAATAATTCTGTTGAACTTTGATCTGCAAAAGTTGATTGATGTATTGATCTCCAACCTACTGTTCCATCAATATAAACTAAAGTTAAACCTTCTCCTTCTGTATCTAATTCAATAGTATCACTAGCACCACCGGCTCCACCATTAATTTTTTCTGAACCATTTGGTGAAATAATTAAAGAGTTTGAATCAAATGTATTATTATAATCTTGAACTGAAACAATTGCTCCAGCAGAACCTGCTGGTAAATTCATTGTAAATGAACTACCTGTTGTATTTGCAAAATAACCTTCACCATTAGCTGCTGTGAAAGTTCCTGTTTTAATACTTCCTGTCTGCCAATCTACAGTTCCTGTTCGACCAAAACCTGTCTGACTTGCACCTGATGCTAAAGCAATAGTATCACCGCTTGCACCTAATGTAATAGTTGTACCTGATTGACTTATTAAATTTCCACCATCTGCTGCTTGTAGATTATCTGCACCAGTTCTAACTCCGTCAGAAGCAGCTCCAACAGTTACTGTTGTACCACATTTTTTGATAATGTTTGAATCATCTGAAACTTTATTTATATTATCTACTTTAATTTTACTTGTCATAATTATTGATATCTATACCTTATTACTACCACACCTGAACCACCATTTGCGCCAGTCACTGGGGCAGGTGATATACTACCACCAGCTCCACCGCCACCACCGCCGGTATTACATCCGCCTGCAACTGCAGCACTACCACAAGCTGATCCAGCTCCACCACCGCCAGTTCCACCAGCTCCGCCTACAGTGCCTGTAGTTGGAGATGACATACCGCCTCCTCCACCAGCATAAGCTACTGGACTTCCTGTAATTGATGTTGTTGCGCCTGCTCCACCGTCACCACCCAGATTAGGTGGTTGAGAATTTTGACCTACTGCTGTAGCTCCACCGCCACCGCCAGATCTTTGATCGGTACCAGGTGTTCCAGCAGTTCCACCAGTTCCACCATTATTACCTTGAGGAGGAGTAACAGGAGGAGTGTTTCCATTAGAGCCACTATGTGGTCCACTTCCACCAGCACCACCACCTCCACCAGAACCTCCAGTACCACCAGCTGTAGTGTTACCACCACCTCCACCGCCAGCAGTTGAAGTTATTGATGAAAAAACAGAAGGGTTTCCATTACCACCAGCTGTTTGAAAAGCACTTGTTCCTGATCCTCCACCACCAACTGTAATTGGATATGGTGTAGCAGATACTGTAATTCTATTTCCTGGGGTTGGATAACCATTTAAAGGACTAGCTGAATAAGGAGCTGTCGGACTTACAAGTTCTCTAAAACCACCTGCACCACCAGCACCACCGCCGTCTCCTGAAGGACCACCACTTCCACCGCCACCACCTGCAGTTACCATATATGAAACTAAATTATATGTAGCACAAGGATGAACTGCAGTTACTGCAAAAGTTCCTGGGCCTGTAAATTTATGAATTTTGTCATTACCACAAGTTGTTATAGTACCCCCAGTTGCTACTATATAAGCATTACCCATTACATTACTTGTTGAATCTTGAATGTTTTTCCACCCCTCGGTAGCATCTACATAAACAAAAGTTACTGATTGACCTTCTGTAGTTAATATTGCATCGTCTGCCACTCCACCTATTTTTTCTGAACCATTTGGACTAATTGTTAAATTATATGTTTGAAAAGTATTTGTATAATCTACTACAGAGACGATTGCTCCAGCAGAACCTGCTGGTAAGTTAACTGTAAATGCCCCACCAGAAGTATTACAAAAATAACCTTCTCCATTAGTTGCTGTAAATGTTGCTGTTTTAATACTACCTGTTTGCCAATCAACAGTTCCTGTTCTACCAAAACCTGTTTGAGAAGCTCCTGAAGCTAATTGAATAGTATCGCCAGAAGCACCTAAAGTTATTGTTGTGCCAGATTGACTAATTAAATTTCCACCATCAGATGCTTGTAAATTGTTTGAACCTGTTCTAACACTACCACCAGATTCTCCTACTGTTAAAGTAGTTCCGCATTGTGGTTCAACTGTATTTACTTCTATCTTACTCATTAAACTATTACCAACGTTCCTGTTACTGTTATTGTTGCAGGAATAGTTATTGGTCCTGCAAGAACTGCACTTTCTATTGTTTGTGTACCATCAATGGTTGCCGCTTGATTATTTATAAATTCGTTAGGAGCTGTCTGCCCCCCAATATATTGGATTCCATTTACTATTGCCGTCATTGTTCCTCCTACGAACTAATTGTATCGATGTACGAAAGAACCACATCCAAGCTACTTGCTGTATCAGAGACTGCTTCTAACGTATCACCACTAGCTAAAACAATTTTTGCTCCGCCTTGAATTAATTCAATAGCAGAATTTGGTGGTATGTTTACCCCTTTTGCAAGGAAGTAATCAGCTCCGCCTTTAGCAATTTTAACATCAATTGCAATAGTTGATGTTAAAATATTACAACATCTAATACCAATTACTGCATC